CCCGGAATAGGCCTGACTATTCCTCATAAGTTTACATAACAATGATGGACTAGTTTCTGCAAGAGAAGAAATCAATTCTTTAGATAACTCTAAAGAACGACTCTTACCTTGCTTGGCCTTCTTCTTAGCTGTAAACGGATCACCTATATAGGTTAACTCTGAATAAGCTAATTTTATTAGTTCAGACAGAGATAACCTATCAAGGTCGATATTCGGACGATACAAGTGTGAACTCATATCGTTAGAATAAAGACCTAATAAGTGATCTGTACTTGGTGCCGAGTGGATGTATCATCTGAAGGAGAAATTTCTCCTTATAGAATTATACATCTTAACATCGGCCTCAAACGCAGCTAAAGAACCTTTGGCAATCTTAGTTATTAAGAGGCTACGTAAGTGGCCCCTAAGTAACTCAGATTCCTCATCTGTTAGCGAACCTACAGCTAGAGTATTTATACTCGGTGATAGGTCCAAGGTGAGGTTTAGCCCAAAGATTCCTAATAAATCTCAAAGACTAGACTTAACGGAGTTCATTCATTTAGAATTAACACCTGTTAAGTTATAGTCGAAGAGTTTAGTTAGGAATGTGGAAACAGCGGTCAAGTCAAGCGGCGAAGATCCTAGTTGAAGTGATAATATATCATTATTCAACAAAAGATCCTTAAAGTGCTGCGGAGAATATAGAAAAAGGAAAAGTTCTTTAACCCCTATGGGGCTATAGTCAATTCCTTTAACTATAAGTTTCTTCGCAAACTCGCAACCACCACAATCACTCTGTACGGATTTGGATAAATTTATATCCACTCCGAGAGATTTCATGATGAACAAGTACGCTTGTGAGACAGTTTTGTTAGCGATAACAATATCATCTCCAAGTACAGCGTAATCCTCGAATCAGCCTATATGGCCAACCCGAAGTGCAGCTATTTGTACTATCATATGATGTGTCAAGGCTAACATTGCCCAAGATGAGAGTGCTCCCATAGGTTGACCTACAGCATAACGATATTTTCCTTTTGCATCCGGAAATTGTTTGGAATCGAGAATGTAATCTCGATCAACCAACAACCGGGCCCAAGCTTCAGCTGTTTCCTCATTATTATATAATAAGGATAACAACTCAGTTTGGATAGCAATGGGTAAACGATCGGTAGCTGCGCTTAAATCAAAGGAATACATTTCTTCTAAACCTTTGTCCATTAGAAGCCTAACAGGCTTCAACTGGTCAAAAGTACCATCTTGTGGAATTTGGGATAATATACCAAATAACGCACGGTGGAGAGGATATAGTACACTTTGAGTTCAGCCATCAACCATGGCAAACACTCTCACCTTACCGGCTGCTTCTTCTTTCAAAGCTAATTTACCTAAGTTCAGCTTGGAATCTTCGCGGTTGAACCCCAAAGAGTCCAATCACTTTTCCTTGGAAAATCCCTTAACTTGGGATTCTTCTTTAGGAAGGTGTTGGGCTCATTTGATGTCGTCCCGAAGCCGTTCCCATAAATCCTTGTGATTGGTATTTATTGCAAATACTTTAAATCACTTAAGTAAGTCAGGTTTCTCAGCGAATGCTAAAGCATCCGTAGGATACGCGACTAACTGGAGTTTATGGTTCGGTCCAGCTGAGGTAGATCGTACCAGGTCCCTTCCAACCGTAAACAGACTTATGTCTTGTCTAAAATAACTATTACTAAGGTTTCCCTTAAGAAAAGTTTCTAGACTACGGAATGCTAAACCTAATTCAGGAAGCGTCTTTAAGACGCCTGTTGAGGGACTAGTTATAGTCTCCAACTTTAGTTTAGGAAAGGCCGGTATTGCTCTAAAGACTGAAAGCATAGTCAGGGTATACTTGATAATACTAGTATCTTTGGCCTCTATTAAAAGGCGGAGACTTCCTGGTATTATCAGAGGTAGCCCACGACGCATAGAAACCCTAACTTCTTTAGAAGGTTCGGGTCTCTCACCTGCAAGAGTTTTCATAGTTAATCTATGAGCTTCCTTCAAGTATTTAACGGTAAAACTTTTCCCACCAAGGGTAAGTAACCGTTCAATACGAGTAGGTAGCTTTTTAAACTCTTCATGAAGGTGTGTATGTTCACTTACAAGTAGTCAGACTGAGACTCGGCAAAAGCTCCGAAAGAGTTTTAAACTCCATCGGAACCCTTGAGTCGAGTCCCATTGCTTGACATTAGACTTGTTTGTGTGTTTATTGTTATTTTTCATATTATTTATAAATTTATTTAGTATGATTAATGATGATAAGCATCAAACAAGGATGTTAAGCCAGTTGACCTATAGAAATGAGAAGAGGGTTCAGAATCAAAGCACGCTTTCCTCCGTTACCGAAGTATCCCCTATAGGGGCTACGTGTACGTAGCTAGAGGCAGCAACACTTTGACCTGAGGTCCCTATCCTCCCTTCCAGGGAGGGTACTGGGTCCTGCGCTCCAAACCTTGTTTGTCCTATGATAATCACATAGGAGTGAATTGGAGTTGTGAGTAACCTAGGTTTTAACCTAAAGAGCACACGCAGTTTGGACTGACCAGTGGGTTATACCCAGCTATTCCCGTAGAGACTACGAAAACGTCTGGGCATAAGCCCGATATAACCTTG